CCGTAAACCAGGTCCAGTGTTTCTCCTTAATCAGCTCGTTGTTGGCCTCCTCGGCGTTCTTGATGAGGTCATCGATGATGAGCAGCGTGGCACCAAATCCAGTAGCCGTGCCGGTTGGGGATGTAGCAAGGTAATTGTTGTATCCACCCTCCAGGCTCCAGAGGTTCATGGCGCCGTCACCACGCTTTATGGATACCCCTGGGAAGATATCGGAGAATACAATCCGGTTCTCATCTGCTTTCTCCTCCTGGATGTCGTTGCGGACGTTCTTTGAGAACATGGTGGACAGTGTCTCGTTGTAGGAGCCGGTCATGATTTTCTGCTTCTGGTCATTGCCAAGTACCCACTCAACCAGCAGACCGGCCGTGCGGCTTTTTCCGTGCCTGGGCGGCTCATTTACAACCATTACCTCGTCATCTGACTGGATAAAGTCCTGGAACTCGCTGCAGAGGTCAACCAGGTACTTCCTGTCCTCTTTGTAGAAATCAGGAGCCTTTAAATGGCAATAAAAAAAGAACTCGCGCCGTGCAAGCTCTATTTTCGCCCCTCTGATTATGGTCTCTCTATCCACCATGTATCAGCTTCTTCAGTTCTTCGGTTGTCAGGCCGGCGTACGGGTTATTGATACCGACCTGGCCAGATAGCTCCAGCTTATCCTTAAACATCCCCAGATGGCGCCCCAGGAGCTCCAGGGCTCTTACCCTATCATAGGTTTTCACGTTTATTCCAAACTCAGTTTCTTTGATTGCGGAGATAGCCGCCCGCTTCTCCTCTGGCAGTTCTTCGGTCGGGATTATTCGAACCACATCCCTTGTCTGCATCTGACCGGTATCTGGATCCACAACATAAGAGTTGTTCCGGATAACCGGCTCCCGCACAACATGTGCAAAATCGGTGCCGTTTGCACTGGCAATCTTCCGCAGCTCCTCCAGCACCCAATCTTGGGTAATCTCAGTACGCTTTTCCCGGTCCTTCATGCGCTCCTGGATATATTCCGCAACCTTAGTATTTCTTAGCAGCTTACTACCGTTGACCGCCGCGGCCTCATCCTTCTTGCAGCTCGGATACGCAACCTTGTAAGCCCTGGTGGCATTAAGGTCAATCAGGTATTCATCTGCAAATATCTTCTGTTTTGGCGTTAATGCCATCTGGCTCACCTCCAATCGTTTTGGTAAAGAAAAAGAGCCGCCCGGAGGTGGCCCCTAATCATCGCCTTTTATATGATAAATTATGGCTTTTCTTCCTCATCTATCATTTCAAGAACTCTTGTCACAGCATATATATTGAACAGTTGAAAAATTGTAGAAACGAAACTAACTGTCCTCCACAGTATTATTCCAATAAAAATAAAATAAACCGCAATTAAACTTACTGCAATCACATTATTTACTATCATGTTTAAAAATAATGTAAAACTGTCAGGCAAACAAAACATCACTATTTTCATAATCAATGTTACAATTATCGCAATAACATACAATAGCATTAAATATACAAAATTCTCATTGATATCTTGTAATCTACTCTTTTCTCCTCCGTCACATACTTTTGTGTCTTTTAGAAGTTGAAGTAACATCTGTTTATTCATAAAGGCTTGTAGCAAGGAATATCCAGTGAAAATTACTCCGAAAAGTGCTAGTGAAACATTTAAAATAGCATCTATACTTTCTCTGAAAATAGTGACTGTTTCTTTATGAATTCCGACTATGGAACCGAGGATACAACATATAACTACTAATATCCATCGTGATTTCCTATTCTTCTTTTCAACTTTAAGAGCTTTGATTGCTTTAAAAAGTAACTTTTCAGAAGGTTCAGATTGAAGTAATTGTTCAATATTATCAAGATTTAAATTATCCATAATCATCCCCCTCCAAAATTGTTTATTTTTCCTTACGAACAAATTTTATTATTTTCCCTTGATTTCTCAAATATATTTTATTATTTTCCTCACTAGTATAATTTATACTGTCAATTTCTTTTCCCTGATTAATCATGCTGGATAACTCTGCATTTCTCTCTCCATCGGGTACGCGCATTTTTCTCCTATCAGATATTTCATTATACTTAATCGTGGATTCCCCTTTTCTTCCTGGATACTTCGCCACCACAATAGGCTCAACTGTACCTTCCGCTGCCTCTACTACCTCTATAACTCCATTAATATTCTTTGGTGATCGGTATGTTACCGATCCCCGATCACTTCCTATTTTTCTACGCAATTCTTTTGATATCCCGCTCATTATCTCAGATAAATCTATATCTCCATCACCATTCAACGGATAAAACTTCAAAGTCAATGTTGAAATTTTTTCTACCTGTTTTAATGCCGCTATCATGCCACCCTTAGGCGGTATTCCCACGACACTGACAAGAGGAATTGGAAGCTGCTCTTTCTCCTGCTCCATTCTTGCATGGTTCTCTCTTGCAACGTACGTATCTAAAACATACTTAACAGTTGAGCGGAAGCTGTCCAAAGATGGACTTCCTTTTTGATTTTCAACTAAAATCATTCTATGATTTTTTAGGTAAATTATAAAAGTAGAAAATGGAGCCGTTGGATAAACATCATTTCTTTCGACCAAATTCCCGTTCTCATCAAACATAGATTTAACTTCAAGAACTGTACTTTTAACAATCAACCCTGTCAATATATATTCACAATCCGTATCCTGATTAACTTCAATATCCATAAGCAAATAGGTATTATCCCCTTGGCTTCTTGTAATTCCACTTTTCAAAGCCGGCATTAAAATAGTGTCAAAATAATCCAGTAACGGACTCTCATCTTTGTCCCCCATAAAAACTACATTAAAATTAGCCACTGATACCTTTTTCTCATTATTTGCACTTTGCTTTTTATCCATTTTATGTCCCCCAATTCGACGTTTTTCTTACATTATATCACACACCGAATGGAAAGAATATACAAATATCCCCCTCCCAATTCCACAAATCTTACAAAAACACATCCACATCTTCTCTTCGTAACCACAGTATAGAACAAATGTTCGATTCTGTCAAATTAGAATATTTAATGAGTATAAGCTACTCATAATAAAAGGACACCCTATCTCTAGGATGCCCTAATCGTATCTGGAAAACGTCATGGGGGATAAAACCAGATACATCACTGCTTGCATACCCTGCGGCATTGTCCCGTTAAAGTACAGGCCTGTCTTATGAGGGATTACACAAAAACCGGCTAATCAGCCACCAGGCTGTAACGCCTGGTAGCCGCTATTTGTGGGGGAGGGTGCAAAATCAATCAGCTTTCCGCTTCATCCAATTCTGCATATTACAATTATAAATCATCCAAACGGACATGACAAGGACACGATTTTGACACGCTCCTGTCAAGTATCTAATCCAGCATGAGGGCATCAGCCCCAAAGAGATATACACTAAGAATCCCCGTAAGTTCCGTTATCCACCGCCTGGCTGTCCGCTCCCCATATCCGTAAATCTCTGCAATACTTTCGTATGTCATCCCATCCAGATAGAAATACTTGAATGCCAGATACTTCTCATGCGTATTCTTCCGACACTCCTCATCCTCCAGGAGCCTCAAGCACTTGTCTATGTGTCCTATCATGACAATACTCCGGAGCTTGCTCTTGAGGATACTGTTGATAAAGATATCTTCCTCTGTGAACTCCTCCAGTTCATCGCCATTATCCATGTCGGACAGTTCTGCCACTCCCTCCTCCACGCTCTGACAGATGCGGTTATAATTCTCCATCAGCTTCTTGGTGTTCTGGAATACCTTTATTCTCTTTTCCCTCCGGAGTTGCTTCTCATGCTCCTTAAGGGCTTCCCTTGCGGCCAGCCTGGCCACTTCCTCCAATGCTACCGTCTGTTTCACCGGCATCACCTCCTCCCGCATCCAGGTACGGGCACGCCCAGCACCCGT